ATCAATCAAGAAGTATTAACTAGGTGATAACCCTTACTCTGTTTTATTTAAATATAGTTCCCCTACCCTTATACCCACCCACCGTAGTAGTTGAGGATAAATCCTTTACGACAGACCTGTAGCTTGTTAGCTTTATGGCAGGCGGCTCACCCCACCCCTAGATTCCCTAAAACACTAACAGTCCTTGCAGGTGTAGAAGATCAATACCTAGAGTAAATGGTTTTAGTTTGTTTCCAAACTCTGTCTATATCCTGTTCGATTTCTCTACTAGGGCGTGCGGGTCACACGGGATAAAGCTATATAACAAATGTATAACTGACCTGTTCTGGGTACGAGTGGTCACTCTATTAGCTAATGCGCCCTGACAGTCATCCAACAAAAAAGCCGCTTAAATCTATATATTGGTTGCAGAACATCTTTTTTAAGGATGTCACCCCGAAGGGTCAATATATAGATTTAAACGGCTTAATTATCTGCAACGATAACGATTCAATTCTGCCACCGTCTTTCCGATGTGTCAAGGTCTAAAGCTAACCTGGTGAAACACGACCCTTATCATTGATACGTTTCTGCTTGCTAAAGGCTTAATAAGTCTAATGCAACTCAGGCCAGATTTGTTGCCAGTTGGGGATTTCTTTTCTTGACCACTTACCGTTTGATTTCTTTTCAAGCTCGGCAGCCAGCAACACTAACTTGTCACCAGGCAAACCATTGTTGCGCCATTGTGATACAGCTGGTGGACTGACACGGCAGAGCTTGGCTACAGCAAATGTGCCGCCTAATGTTTGGATGATTTCTGTTGTATTCATGTAGCAATCTTAACATGGTGTTTATTGTATGGTTTGACTTATCTGTTTAGATACCTTAATATCTATTTACTGACATACCCGTCAGGATTTTATACAGGTGCATAAATGAAAGAATTAGCAAAAGCATTAGTTACGGCTCAGGCAGCAATGTCACACGCAGCCAAAGATAGTAAAAATCCCCACTTTAAATCTGCATACTCAAGTCTGGCATCAGTCATTGACGCTGTGCGACCTGCTCTGTCCGCTAACGGTTTAGCCTTTGTGCAGATGTTGCATACGGCAGACGGTGGTGTAGCAGTCGAAACAGTCCTTATCCATGAGTCAGGTGAGCAGTTGTCTTGTGGCACGTTGTTTATCCCTGCAAGCAAACAAGATGCCCAAGGCTACGGTTCAGCAATTTCGTATGCAAAACGCTACAGTTTACAAAGTGCGCTTGGCATTGCGTCAGAAGATGATGACGGTAACGCAGCAACCAAAGCGCCACCAGTCAAAGTCATTGAGAAACTTAAAGGCATCGAGTTAGACAACACCATTGCTCAAATGGCATCAGCGGTTAGTTATGAAAACTTAAAGGACATATTTAGGGCAGCATGGCCTGTTTGTTTGAAAGAACAACAGATTCCATTGAAGGCTGCATACGATCAATTCAAAGCAAATTGGGAACAACAATAATGGCAAACGATCTTAACCGCTGCGAGTTTATTGGGCGCTTGGGCAAAGACCCTGAAGTACGTTACACCGCTGACAGTAATGCAATCTGTAATTTCTCAATTGCGGTGGGTTACAAGACCGCAACCAAGGAAACGACAGAATGGATCAGGATCACGGCGTTTGGTAAGTTAGCAGGAATATGTGCCGACTACCTAAAGAAAGGCTCACAGGTCTTTGTAGCGGGTCGTATGACTACTCGCAAGTGGCAGAACAAAGATGGAGTGGATCAATACACAACTGAGGTGGTTGCTGACCAAATGCAAATGCTTGGTGGTCGGGCTGCGGAGGATGCACCGCCAGTTGCTGCGCCTGCCAAACCAAAATCTGACGCTTACAGGTCAATCAAAGAGGGGATTGTTGTGCCTCTTGATGAAATGATTGATGATGTGCCGTTCTGATGAATCAAGCAGAGGAGGCAATCTTAATATCTTGGCGATTGCAGCAATGGTACGAAAACATGGTCTTAGACGCTAGGGCCATGCAAGACCTACAAGACGCAATCGAAATGCTTAAAACACTAGCTAAACAGGTAAACAAATGATAATTAAATCAGCAGACTCAGAATCAGGTCATTGGTACGCAGCTGACGGTTCACCAGCGTACAAAATCATTGGCAAGAACGGCAAAGAACGCAATACAACGGTTCGTGACGCAAGGGAACTGGGGCTAAAGCCTAGCGTGACAACAATCCTTGGAATTATTGGTAAACCTGGCTTAAACACTTGGCTGCAACAACAGGTCTTATTGGCTGCGCTGACGTTGCCACGCATTGCTGGCGAAACAGAGGAAAACTGGCTAGAGCGAGTAATGACCGATAGTAAGAGTACAGGCCGTGACGCTATGGATCGTGGCACACAAATGCATGGGGTGCTTGAGCGTTTTTACCGTGGTGATAAAGATGAATACCCTGCTTATGTTTGGAATGTTGATGCGGCAATCAGAATCCATTTTGGGGCTGACCAGACTTGGGAAGCAGAACGCTCATTTGCATACGATGGATTTGGCGGCAAGGTTGATTTGATTGCTGAGAACATCGTGATCGACTTTAAGAGCAAAGATAAGCTCGAGAAGGTTGCGCCGTATCACGAACAACTGATGCAATTGGCTGCCTACCGTGTCGGCCTTGGCAAACCCACAGCCAGATGCGCCAACGTGTTCTTTACTGCTGAAGGCGATGTGAAACTGATCGAACATTCAGAGGAAGATTTAGCTTCTGCATGGGATTGTTTTCAGTATTTACTAGCGTTCTACAAGCGCAAAAACAACCTATAATAAATTGCGGGGAAAGCCGTGTCCCTCACACTCCTTGTTCAGCGAGTACCCGCATCCTGTTGTAAAAACCCCAAAAAGTAAAAAATAATTGCAAAATTAGGGTAAACACCTATGCTTTTATTATTTAGATAGCTTAATATCTGTACATGGCAACAACGCCATATGACAAATAAAGGTACATAAAATGAACAAAGTAACAAAAGACTTGATGAAATGGTTTCCAACTCTTGATTGCGATCAAGCATTTGATTTGCACATGAAGTTGATGATGGAAGGTGTTGATTTCTCAGAGATCAGCAACAAAGAACTAAAGTCAGAAGCTGCTCGTTTGTTAGGGGCTGCATAAAATGAGCAAACTTATTCAAGCATTTAAAGCAAACCCCAACGACAAAACACGAGCCAAATTGCAAGCGTATTTGCAAAAGCACATGATGGCGATTTGCATGGCAAGCCCCGAAGAACAACAATTTTTAAAAGCCAACGGGTTTAAGGGGTAAGCCATGAAATACTCATATATTCAACTTACGGACGAAGGCAAGCGTGAATTGATGCGTCAGTTAACTTATGAGTTAACAGACAAAAAAATTGCTGAATTGATGGATCAATTCGCAGACGGTGTAAAGCTAGATTCAAACGGCGAACCGTACATCAAGATTGACGCTGAAGATGTTGAAAATTGCGTTTGCCCAATGTACACACATTTTATTGACATTAACCATATTGAAACCGTTACAGCTAACGAGGAGGATGGCAGCGATGAATAAGCGTAACTGGCCTTTTCTGACTGACTTAGGCGATCCTAATTGGACAGGCCGCACCACTCGCACAATGCGTAACCAAACACGTTATTCGGCAGCTGACGAGCGCATACCACCGATTGCTTGGGTTGTTGGCTTGTTGATGCTTGCAATGGTATTTGGTTTTTTTCCACTTCTTTCGGTGTTGATGACATGAACCAAGTTGCCCGTAACACCGATCCCGCCACCAGTTGGGCTGCTGCTGACTCTGCAAAGTCTTTAGCGGCTCAACACGCCACGATTATCATCCAAGCCTTATGCAAGTATGGGCCACAAGGAAAAGACGGTATAGCCACGATTACAGGACTCGATGGCAATCAAGTTGCCAGGCGGCTTAGTGAATTAGAACGCAATCATGAAATCCTGCTAACTGGTCGCAACGTTCAAAGCAAAAGCGGTAGGGCCGAACGGGAATGGAAGGTTATGCCAAAACAGATGGATTTAATATGAGCTACATCATTGGAAACTTACCGCCAATAAAATGTTTTGTTAGGCGTGAGTATTTGTACAACTTTGAGAAAGGCCACGGTGGGCTTGAGCCTTGCATTTGGGTAAGCATCAAAGCAATCCGTGGGCAAGTGTTTCGCATCGAAAGCCTGTTGCCACGGTATGGCGCTTTGTACGACAAACTACCTATCCAGGCTTACGTTTGGAATACTAAACATGGCGATTTAGATTTTGACATTCTGCAACTTTGGGATTGCATGGGCTACAGGTTTACCGTTCATGAAAAGATTGGTTTGCGTAACTTAGGGGTTAAATTCTTAGGTAAAGACAAAGAATGGCACTTTGGTAAATACTTGTTTACAGTCGATTTTTGTGCCGACGGTATGGATGTTGACACAGGCTTTACTGAGGTTGCTGAAGAACACAAATCATTTAACTTTATCCGGTTAGATAATGGTCAATTTGCAGCGCAACCAAACAACCGATGCCTTTGGTACGACCAGTCGCTAATACCGGCTAAAACGGACTTCCCTGACTTTCAAGCATCACGGCATATTTGGACTGTAGACGGATCACGCAAATGGTCAGCCGGTGACGATTGGTTCTACGACATAAACGAAAGGGGACTAAGTGAATGAGTTGGCTCTTTTCGCAGGCGCTGGTGGAGGAATACTTGGAGGACACTTGCTTGGATGGCGAACCGTCTGCGCCGTTGAGTGGGAACAGTACCCAGCAAGCGTATTGTGCGCCCGACAAAATGACAAAATTCTCCCGCCTTTCCCGATTTGGGATGACGTACAAACCTTTGACGGAAAACCTTGGGCAGGAATTGTTGACGTTGTATCTGGAGGATTTCCATGCCAAGACATCTCAGTTGCAGGAAAAGGAGATGGGCTTGATGGAAAACGATCATCAATGTGGAGTCACATGGCACGGATTATTGGCGAAGTTCGACCCAAATACGCATTTGTGGAGAACAGTCCAATGCTCGTTACTAGAGGACTTGAACGAGTCCTTGCAGACCTTACCAGCATGGGGTATGACAGTCGGTGGGGAGTTATATCTGCGGCAGACGTTGGTGCAAACCATAAAAGAGAAAGAATCTGGATATTGGCTAACACCAAATTGCATGGATTCTCTGCCACCCAGGACTCCAAAGGCGCTAAAAAAACAACACGAGAACAACAGGCAAGGCCGATCAACACATTCAACATTGAGGGAACAAGTGGCGTACCCACCGCCAAGTCAAATGTGGCCTACGCCAACAGTTTGCGGGAATTACAACAAAAAAGGTTTGTCAAAAACTTCGGGGGATGGTTTGGCAACTTTGGTAAAAAAATGGCCAACACCGACAGCGCACATGGCAAAAGAAACCAATGCGCCGAGCGAAGCGTTGCGAAACGAACCATCATTAAGCAGTCGAGTTGGTGGGACATTGAACCCAACGTGGGTCGAGTGGCTGATGGGGTGGCCGCTAGGGTGGACAGACTTAAAGCCATTGGAAATGGGCAAGTACCCTTTTGTGCAGCAACAGCATGGGAGTTGCTTAAATGAAAAATAATAAATTTTTTTTAATGGATATGCCTATTTGTGACGTTTGTAACAAATCAGTTGAATATATGGATAGGCGTGATGACATTAATACTGATGCCACAACTTACACGGTTTCTTGTCACGGTGAAATAGAAAAAGTAACTTTAAGTGCATTGGTAGTGATGACTTGTGACATTTTTGTTGGGCGTGCTTTTGTAAAGGAAAGACTTAAATGAGTGAATACAGCCCACATCCAGCGATTGAATACATTTGGGACAATGCGCCGGCATATGCCAAAGCAAAGGGCGAACTGGCGCAACTGGAGGCGTTCAAGTCAAGCCTAAAAGCAATCCTAATGAAAGAATCAGGCGAAACTAGCATTGGAGGCCAAGAGCGAGAGGCTTACGCTAACCCTAAATACCAAACCCATTGTGACGCAATCGGGGCAGCAACCGAACAGGCCGAGCTACTTAAATGGCGTATGACAAGCGCACAGATGAGGTTTGATGCCTGGCGTACCGAACAAGCTAGTAACCGACAAATTGAGAAAATAACAAAATGAAAGATTATTCTGAAAGCCTTATTAAACTTAAAAAATTGATGCATCAATATCAAAACGCAATTTTAAAGGGCCAATACAACGCATCTGCTGATATTGCCGTGGATATGCAAATTGTTGTTGTTGATCTGCAAGAATGGTCGGAGGCTCAAGTTGAACAAAGTACAACGCAAACACTTTGAAAAACTTGCAGAGCTTGGATGCTCGTTGTGCCGGCACTTGGGATATGGGGAAACACCAGCCCATATTCATCACATTAGACGATTAGGAATGAAACGTGAAAATGCGCCGGTTATACCGCTATGCCCAAATCATCATACCGGCAATGATGGGGTACATGGATTGGGCAAAAAGGCGTTTGCTCAAAAATATGGGGTTACAGAAGAAGATTTATTAACCCAAACTGAAGCATTATTGTGATTGCCACACTCCAGTTGCCGCTACCGCCATCAATGAACACTTATTGGCGCAACTTTAGGGGCAGAACAATCCTTAGTCAGGGAGGCAGGGATTACAAATTAGCGGTGCAAGAGTACGTTACGGTTAACAAAATACCTAGTTTTGGCTCAAACAGGCTGATGGCGATTATTACAATATTCCCAAGGGATAGGCGCAGCATCGACCTTGATAATCGTTTGAAAGGATTATTTGATGCATTGCAAGATGCCGGCGTGTTTGATGATGACGGACAGTTTGACAAAATAGAGATTGCAAGGGGGTCGATTAAATCAGGCGGCGGTTGTACAATTGTGATAGCTACCTTGTGAGGCCACTATGGATTATCCTGCCGTTTTCGTGTCTACTTTGTTCCACAGCGGGACAAACGCACACTTTATGCACTTGCAGACCGACAGTTACTCCAAGCACGTTGCGCTGAACGAATACTATGACACGATCATTGAGCTAGTTGATAAATGGGCAGAGGCATATCAAGGCGCTTACTCAATCATCAAGAGCTATCCCAAAGACTTCCACCTAGCCACCGATCCTGTTAAATACATTACAGGCGTAAAAGCGTTTGTTAAAGACATTCGTGACGAATTGCCCAAAGATTCAGAATTACAGAATATTTGTGACGAAATTGCTGACTTGATCGATTCAACCCTCTATAAGCTAAAGGCGTTCAAATGAATAAGCCTGGACTCTACGCCAATATTCTTGCTAAACAAGAGCGCATCAAAGCAGGCAGCGGCGAGAAGATGAGAAAGCCAGGCGATCCAGGCGCACCCACGGCTAAAGACTTTAAAGAATCAGCCAAGACTGCTAAGGACAACAAGAAATGACAGCGGCTTGGCAACGCAAAGAAGGGCAAAACCCTGCTGGCGGTCTAAATGCCAAAGGGAGAGCGAGTGCCAAAGCAGAGGGCATGAACCTCAAGCCACCAGTCAAGTCAGGCGATAACCCACGCCGAGCTAGTTTTCTTGCACGAATGGGCAATATGCCAGGGCCGATGGAAAAGGACGGTAAACCAACCAGATTAGCGTTAGCCTTAAAAGCATGGGGCGCAAACAGCAAAGAAGATGCCCGATCAAAGGCTAAGAATATTAGCGAACGCAATAAGTAGGCTAAACTATTCATACTTAAACTACCACAATTGGGTAAGTAATGAAGATCGAACAAGTCGCAGTCACGGCGCTAATACCTTACGCTAAAAACAGCAGAACGCACGATGACGCACAAATTGCCCAGATAGCGGCAAGCATTAAAGAGTTTGGATGGACTAACCCAATTTTAGTAGATGGGGATAAAGGCATCATTGCAGGCCACGGCAGGCTTATGGCGGCTCGAAAGCTAGGCATGACAGAAGTGCCAGTCATTGAGCTCAAAGACCTAACACCTACGCAAAAGAAAGCCTACATCATTGCCGACAACCGTTTGGCGTTGAACGCAGGGTGGGATGACCAGTTGCTAACCATTGAGCTCAACGAGTTACTTGCAGACAAGTTTAGTTTAGACTTGCTAGGATTTAACGCAGATGAGCTCAATGCGCTGCTAAACCCTGTAGAGATAAACGAGGGTTTGGTAGACGAGGATGAAGTACCTGAACCGCCACCAGAGCCTATTACTAAGCTAGGTGATGTTTACATATTGGGCAACCACAGGCTTATGTGTGGTGACAGCACTAGCATTGATGCTGTGGATAAGCTAATGGAAGGCCAACGCTCAGATATGGTGTTTACTGATCCACCATACAACGTAGCCTTTAATGGTCGCAGCGGTAAATTTGATGTGATTAAAAATGACAACTTACCCAAAGATGAGTTTGATGCCTTTATTAAGGATTGGCTGCAAACCTTTAATGTAAATAAGCCAAATAGCTATTACATCTGTTGCAACTGGGCTTTTTACGGGTTAATGCAGTTAGAGTTAAAACCAAAGGCTTGCATTGTATGGGCTAAGAACGTTTTTGGGTTAGGTCGTGGCTATAGGCATCAGCACGAATTCATCATCTTTGACGGGTTAATTGATCCGGATATAAAAAATGAATCTGACTTATGGCAAATTGCTAAAGACACCAAGTACAAACACCCTACTCAAAAGCCTGTCGCATTAAGTGAGCGAGCCATTAAAAACAGCACTAAGCCAAACAACATAGTTTTAGATTACTTTGGTGGCAGCGGCAGCACTTTGATTGGCTGTGAAAAGACAGGTCGTAAAGCTAGAGTTATGGAGCTTGACCCAATTTACTGTGACGTAATAGTAAAGCGTTGGGAAAACTTTACAGGCAAGAAAGCAGTTCTTTCGGAGTTATAAAATGGCTCAAGGTATAAAACACAAGCCAACTCAAGCAGATAGGGACACGGCAAAGCGTTTATCGGCGCTAGGTTGCCCACATGAGGATATTGCCATTCGCCTAAAAATTTCAGCCGATACCCTGACAAAGTATTACCAAACTGAGCTCGACGAAGGCAGAATTGACGCTAACTCAGCCATTGCAGGCACATTGTTTCAACAGGCTAAAAACGGAAACACAGCCGCGGCTATCTTTTGGCTAAAGACTCGGGCTAGATGGAAAGAAACAGACCGCCATGAGATTGCTGGCGCAGATGGTCGTGACCTGGTGGTTAAATGGGCAGAGAACTAATACTGCCGTACTCACCCAGACGGGTATTCAAATCATTTCATAACCGCAGCGAACGTTGGGCGTGCTTAGTGGCCCATCGTCGTGCCGGCAAAACTGTCGCAGCTATTAACGACATTATCAGGGCAGGCTTGATGTGCAAGAGCCAGCAACCGTTGTTTGCTTACATTGCACCTTACCGCAGCCAGGCTAAGTCTGTGGCTTGGGATTACCTTAAACACTTTGCTGCGCCTGTGCTTGCGTCATCCAACGAGGCCGAACTGACCATTGAGCTTATAACTGGCGGCAAGATACGCTTGTTTGGGGCTGACAACGCAGATGCTATGCGTGGGCTTGGCTTTGATGGCGTATTTATGGATGAATATGGTGATTTCAGACCTAGCGTGTGGGGTAACGTCATTCGACCAACATTGTCAGACAAGCAGGGGTGGGCTGTGTTCGCCGGTACGCCAAAGGGAAAGAACCAGTTTTGGCAAATATTTGAAACAGCCAAGAAAACGCCTAATGAATGGTTTCACCTTGTTCTAAAAGCTAGTGAGTCTGGACTACTACCTGAAACAGAGCTACGAGCAGCTGCCGCACAGATCAGCGATGACCAGTTCTTACAAGAATACGAGTGTTCGTTTGAGGCGGCAATCCTTGGCGCTTTCTATGGCGAGGACTTACGCAAGATCACAGATGCCGGTCAAGTTAGGCGTGTTGATTACGATCCGCACCTACCGACTTACACGGCTTGGGACTTAGGTTATCGAGATGACACGGCGATTTGGTGGTATCAGGTGGTACGCAACGAAATTCACGTCATTGATTATTTTGCAATAAGTGGTGCAAATGTCGCAGAAATAGCTAAAATAGTCGTAGAAAAGCCGTATAAATACGCAAAACATTACTTACCGCACGATGCGAGGGCTAAAACACTAGCAGCAGCGGGTAAATCTGTAATTGAGCAATTGGCTGAGTTTTTAGGCATTAATAACCTGGCTATCGTGCCAGACTTGTCGGTGCAAGATGGGATTCAGGCGGTCAGGCAGATGTTGCCGCAATGTTGGTTTGATGCTGAACGCACGCACGATGGGCTAGAGGCTTTACGGCAATATCAGCGGGAATACGACGAGGACAAGAAAGCGTTTAGGCAAACGCCACGGCATGATTGGACAAGCCACCCAGCAGATGCGTTTAGGATGCTTGCAATTGCTTGGAGGCTAGAGCCAAAGGTTAAACAGCCAGACGTTGAGAAACCGCTAATTGTTGGGCCTGAGAACACAGTAACTTTGAATGATATGTGGGCAACCCACACAATAAACCGGAGTAGAAGATTATGAGTGGCGTACAAAATCCTTATGAGTATCAATACGAAACCGTTGCAGCAAGCCAAACAGCACAAGTGCTAGGCGGCACAGGCGCAGTCGGTGATTATGTGCATAAGTTAATTGTGAACGTGGCAACGCCTGCAACTGGAACAGTTACGCTTATTGATGGGTCTACTTCAATTGCGATTGTTCCTGCGACAACAGCAGCAGGCGCATATTCTATTGCGATTGAGGCAATCTCAGCGTCTGGTTCTTGGAAAGTTACAACTGGCGCTGGTGCTAGTGTGATGGCGGTTGGCATTTTTAGCGCATGATCGTAGCAAGCGTATTGCGGTCTGGCGGTGATTTCAAGCCGGCACACGTTTATGCGTTGCAAAAAATGTGCGCCAAGTATCTGCCACCGCATAAGTTTGTGTGTTTGTCAGACGTTGAGCTAGAGTGCAAAACCATTCCTTTGCTGAATGATTGGGTTGGTTGGTGGGCAAAGATGGAGTTGTTTCGGCTACCAAGTGCGCTGTATTTTGACCTAGATACTGTGCTGACTGGTGACTGTACGGCGATGATTGAGGCGGCAAAGCAGCACGATTTTGTGATTATGCGTGACGTTTACAGGGGTCAGTACAACCCGAAAGCTATGCAAAGTAGCATGATGTATTGGTCGAAACCTGTTGATTTGTACGACAAGTTTGCAGGATTACAGATGTATACGGCGGGTGGTGACCAGGCTTACATTGAACACTTTATGCGGGACAAAGTGACGTATTGGCAGGATATTGCAGATGGGATTGTGAGTTTTAAGGCTGATGTGCTGCCCAAAGGGTTAGACGATGCCAAGGTGGTGATATTCCACGGCAAACCTAGACCGTGGGAACAAACAAGGATACCGTATGAAATTGGTTGAAGGCTGGCAAGTTCCTGACATAGACGAGTGTTGCATTAACGCACTCTTGGTCGAGCTACCAGACTTGAATGTAAGCTATACCCACATGAACCAGTTTCGGACAGTCATTCAGGCCGGTGGCAATATCGGTGTTTATCCCGCTACGATGGCAGGGCAATTTGAGCGTGTCATTACAGTTGAGCCTGATTTAACCAATTACCAAGCATTGCTGCTAAACGTTGCAGGCCACGCCAACATTGAACACCATTGGGCAGCATTTGGTGACAAAATTGGCACAGCGTCAGTCGATCACCCATACCCTGAGAACATTGGGGCGCACCAGTTGAAGGCCGGTAATGACGTTCGGGTGCTAACAATTGACTCCTTTTGCGTAGATAACTGCGATTTTATTCAGTTAGACATTGAAGGCTATGAGCATTTAGCTTTGCTTGGGGCTGAGAAAACCATTAAAAAGACGTATCCGGTTATCACTCTTGAGCTTAAAGGCTTGGGCAGTCGTTATGGATACACCGACGAGGACACAATCAACTTACTCCAAGATTGGGGCTACGAGATTGTCGGGCGGGTTAACCGTGACGTAATTTTTGCGAGATACTAAGATGGAAGCATTGACTGGCGTTCAAAAATGGCTAAATACGATTAGCCAATATGACAATGAATTCAAAAAGTGGGAAGGTCGCACCACTAAGATTGTTAAGCGTTACCGTGATGACAACCGCAATCAAAACACAAACGAAACCGCTAAATTCAACATTTTGTGGTCTAACGTACAAACGCTGATTCCTGCCGTATATGCTCGATTGCCAAAGGCAGACGTTGCTAGGCGCTTTGGCGATAACGACCCAGTTGCCCGTGTTGCCTCACAATTGATTGAACGTGCCTTGGACTTTGAGATCGAGCATTACACCGATTTCAGATCGACCATGAAACACGCAGTTGAGGACAGATTTTTGGGTGGTCGAGGCGTGGCATGGGTTCGTTACGAGCCGCACGTTCGGGCGCAAGACATTCCTGAAGATGGGCTGCAAATAACTGAAGATGTTGACGAGGTGGATGAAAACGGTCAACAAGTTAAAACTGCAATGCCTGGCATTGATGGCGCTATGGGACAAGAAGTTGAGCAACAAGAAGAAATTGAGTACGAGTGTGCGCCTACCGACTATGTGCATTGGAAAGACTTTGGTCATTCAGTTGCACGAACATGGGAAGAAGTCACAAGCGTTTGGCGCTGGGTGTATATGACCAAAGAAAGCCTTGCTGAAAGATTTGGCGAGGAAATGGCTAAAAAGATTCCCTTGGATGCAGGGCCTGAAACAAATAAGCAGTATTCGACTCAATCCAAAGACTTTACAAGAGCTAAGATTTGCGAGATTTGGGACAAAGAAAGCGGAAAAGTTTACTGGATTAGCAAGAGTTGTCCACAGGTATTAGACGAGCGTGACGATCCGCTAGGATTAGAGAATTTCTTTCCGTGTGCCAAACCTTTGTACGCCACGATGACGAGCGACACGCTTGTGCCTGTGCCAGACTTCGTGCTGTACCAAGATCAAGCAACAGAGCTAGATATTCTGACTGACCGCATCGACGGGTTGGTTAAAGCGTTGCGTGTTCGTGGAGTTTATGACGCATCACAACCCACTTTGCAACGTCTTTTGACTGAAGGCGATAACAATACACTTATCCCTGTTGATAAATGGATGGCGTTTTCTGAGAAAGGCGGCTTAAGAGGGTCAATTGACTTGCTGCCGTTGGATACGCTCTCAAATGCTCTATTGCAATGCTATCGGGCAAGAGATGAAATCAAAAACCAAATCTATGAAATTACAGGTATTAGTGACATTGTTCGGGGACAGACAGCAGCTAGTGAAACCGCTACGGCACAACAGATTAAGGGTCAGTATGCAGGACTGCGCTTGCGCTCGATGCAAGAAGATGTTGCCTTGTTTGCGAGTGAGCTATTCCAGTTAAAAGCCCAAGTTATTTGCACTAAATTTCAGCCAAGCACGATCCTCCAGTACGCAGCGGCTCAAGCCATGCAGCCGGCAGATCAAGCGTTGATTCCACAGGCTTTACAGTTAATTCAAGACAAGCCGCTACGCTCATTCCGCATCCAAGTCGATTCAGATAGCCTGGTGCAAATTGACGAGCAACAAAACAAACGTGATCGAGTTGAGTTCTTGCAAGCAATGGGCGGGTTCTTGACGCAGGCGTTGCCAATGGGTCAACAAGCGCCAGAGTTAGTGCCGATGCTCATTGAATTGGTTAAGTTTGGCGTTGGCGCATATAAGAAAGCCGCACCGATTGAGGGTACGATTGACCAAGCGATGCAAGAATTGCAAATGAAACAGCAGCAAATGGCGGCAAATCCCACTCCACCACCTCCTGATCCTGAGATGATGAAACTGCAAGCGCAAGCCCAAACGGAACAAATGCGGATGCAAGCCACGGCGCAAGCAGATCAAATGCGAGTGCAGGCAGATGGTCAAATTGCTCAAGCCAAAGCACAAGCTGAGATGCAAATTGCTCAGATGAAGATGCAAGCCGACGCAGCACTTGAGGCGCAAAAACAACAACATTTGGCGCAAATGAAGCAGGCCGAACTGGATCACGCTGAACGGCTAGAGCGTTGGAAAGTTGAGCTTGAGCAGGCCACTAAGATTACGGTGGCAAGAATCGGTGCTAACCCAGGCATGGACATTCCGTTACTTGAGGCACAAGAGGCCGCAAGTCAGAAAGTCACAAGAGAGCTAGGCGATAATTTAGCTATGGCAATGGGCAAAATGCACGAATTGCATAGCAATATGGCAGATATGGTCGGTCAGGCAATGAACCGAATTGATGGCGCTGTTGGCGTAATGGCAGCACCTAAACGCATTATTCGTGGCAAAGACGGTAAAGCAATCGGCGTAGAGGTGGTTCAATAATGGCACTCGTTCTCGCAGATAGAGTACAGGAAACAAGTACCACGACAGGCACAGGCACGTTGACGCTTGCTGGTGCTGTGTCTGGTTACCAAACATTTAGCGCAGGGATTGGCAACGGTAATACTTGTTATTACACAATTCAAAGCGATACAGGCGCATGGGAAGTCGGCGTTGGTACAGTGGGGGCGGGAACGCTTGCTCGTACTACGTTAATTTCATCGTCTACTGGCAGCGCCGTGTCATTTAGTGGCACGTTAACCGTGTTTGTGACCTACCCTGCTGAAAAAGCCATCTATCAAGACGCAGCAGGCAATACATCTGTGCCAAGCCTTGGTGCAACGACTCCAAGCACAGGTGCGTTTACCACGGCATCGGCATCCACTAGCGTCACAACACCAATTGTTCAAGCTACAAACTCAGGTGGCTTGGCGCTTAAAAACTTAGCCGGCACTACTCAAATCAGTATGGGCGCAGGCGGTGGTGATAATTGTTCTGTCAATGTTTCTACCAATTTAAACGGTACAAACGCTCAAATTGACATAAGCCCAACAGGTACGGGTCATGTTCACATCAATCCGTCTGGGTCTGGCTCAATTCAAGTAAATCCTACTTCTGTTGGCACGATAGACAATATGACTATCGGTGCAACCACGCCAAAAGCTATTACCGGCACAACCATCACAGCAACATCTTTTGTCGGTTCAGGATCAAGTCTTACTGGTGTAGTAACAAGTGGTGGCGCTTTAGGCACACCATCAAGCGGTACAGTTACTAACTTGACCGGTACGGCATCAATTAACATTAACGGTACAGTTGGTGCAACAACCCCAAGCAGCGGCGCATTTACAACGCTTACTTCATCAACTAGCTTTACACCGACTGCTTACACCGAAACAATTGTTGCAAGTGGCACAGTTGGTGCATCTGCTACGTTGGCAATTACAGCAGGGACAGTATTGACTGCCACATTAACGTCAGCCACGGCCTGCACGTTTACGATGCCAACAGCTACCGCCGGTAAGTCTTTTACCTTGTTGCTCAAACAGCCAGCCGCAGGAACGCCTACAACTGCGACATTTACAAACGTCAAATGGGGCGTTTATGGCGCACCAACAATTACTGCAACACTTGGCAAAATGGACATTATTGCGTTTGTTGCAGATGGAACAAACTGGTACGGCACAGTTTCGCAAGGGTACACATACTAATGTTTGCTTACCACGCCCTATTTCAAACCGCATTAAATAAACCGTCTTATTCTGTTTCTTATTTGGCGGTGGGCGGTGGTGGAGGCGGTGCTGGTGGGTCTGGCGATGGTGGCGGTGGAGGTGGGGGAGGCGGTTTAGTGTCTAGCACAACCACTTTAACCCCATTACAAACCTACACAGTTACGGTGGGCGGTGGCGGTGCAGGATCGGGTTCTGTAAATGGATCAAACGGTTCAAGCTCGCAATTTGCCGCATTAACTGCTGCGGTAGGTGGTGGCGGCGGTGGATCGTATGGTGTAAACGGTAACAGCGGTGCATCAGGCGGCGGCGGTGGCGCTTTAAGTGGATTAGGTGGCAGCGCAACACAAGGCAATGCCGGCGGTAACGGCGCAACAGCATTTGCAGCAGGCGGCGGTGGCGGTAATGGTGCTGTCGGTGGAACTGCAACGGCTGTGCCAAATGCAGCAGGCAATGGCGGCAATGGCACAGCATCATCAATTACTGGATCGTCAGTTACTTATGCAGGCGGTGGCGGTGGTGGTGATCGTGCGGGTACAGCAGGCACAGGCGGTACGGGCGGCGGTGGTAATGGAGAATTGAGAAGTTCAACAAGCCCAACATCAGGTTCAGCAAACTCAGGCGGTGGCGGTGGCGGGGGGTCTGTTTTGACCGCAGGAAGTGGTGGATCGGGTGTTGTAATTTTATCAATTCCAACCACAAGCTATTCTGGCGCAACTACTGGCTCACCAACTGTTACGACTAGTGGTGCGAATACAATATTGACCTATACAGCGTCTGGCACTTACACGGCATAGGATATTAAATGTTTGGATTTTCTGCTTTTGCTGCGTTACCATTTGCGGGAATCCCGTCTGTAATTATTCCTCCGATAATTATAGAAATGGATATGCACGATGGTGGCAAACGCAAAAAGGCAGAAGAAGAATATCGCAAGAAAGAGGCAACAAAAGCTAAAGCTCGGCGTGATGAGGTATTAAAACTATTTGAGCAAATTGTTGAAGGCAAACCTGAATTGGCAGAGGAAATTGCCCAACCGTTTGTTATTTCAAAAGCCACAATTCAAGCGCCAGCGGTCATCAATTACGATGCAATGCTTGCTAGTTTTGACAAAGTTGAGCAGATTTATAATGCTTATCTTGAAATGGACGATGAGGACGTTTTATTACTAATATGAAGAAAACTTACATATACGTTAATGGCGAACTGGTTGAGAAAGGCTCAAAAGAGCATTACGAGAGCCTTGGCCCAATGGTGATGCCAGACATTCAACCATACAAATCCATGATCGACGGTTCAATGATTACAAGCCGTTCGGTGCATCGTGACCACTTACGACAGCATGGCTGCATTGAGGTGGGAAACGAAAAGATGGAAACCAAGTTGCCACCGCCAAAGGACACTCGGCGGGAAGTTATGCGGCAGCAACTGGGCAACATGACGCATAAACAAGCAAATCAAATTCTTTCACAACTACGCCGTAAATTTACCTAAAGGGGTATGCAATTGGAAAATCCTGAATTAGACCGTCGAGAATTACTGTCACAGCAGTTCGACGAAGTTCAGAATGAAGCACCCGTCGAACTAGTAAAGACTCAGACCGGACCCGATCTTGAGCCACCGGCAGAGCCTCCAGTTTGGGAAAGACCGCCGGCATCGTGGAAGAAGGATTATCACGAAGCCTGGACAACCGCTGATCCAAAACTGAAAGAATACGCTTGGAAACGTGAAGAAGAAATGAAAGCAGGGGTTCAGCCGTTGCTTTCAAAAGCCCAATTTGCCGATCAAATGCAGCAGGCCATTGAGCCTTATATGCAAAACATCCGTGGGCTTGGCATTGAAGCACCGCAGGCAGTCAAAGCCTTGATGGAGGCTGATAACGTCTTACGCCACGGTTCGCCACAACAAAAACAAGCATATTTTGCCCAATTAGCCCAACAGTACGGGATCAATATGGGCGATGTGCAGATTCAACCAACTGACCCCAATTTTTACGCAATTCAAAACGAGCTTGCACAAGTTCGTGGCGAGGTGTTAAATTGGAAGCAACAGCAGGAAGCAGCACAAAATCAAGCACTTTTGCAAGAAATTACACAATTTCAAACAAAAGCAGAGTATTTTGAGGAAGCACGTCCAACAATGATCCAACTGCTTAACAGCGGTGTGGCAAAGGACTTGGATGATGCGTATCAAAAGGCAATACGCCTAGATAACGACCTGTTTACGAAACATCAGCAAGCCTCACAGGGTCAAGCAGATGCAGCGAAACGGGAACAATCGAACAGGGCAGCGAAAGCGGCTCGGGCGGCAGCGGTCAGCGTTAAAAGTTCCACACCAGGGGCGGCAACGAGTACCAAAGCGCAAGATAGGCGTTCATTATTGTTAGAGCAATTTGACAATCTTAATGAGCGTTTTTGATAACCTAATCGGAGATTACTATGGCATTTGCCAATAGCTCGATCAGCGACATCATTGCGACTAACATTCAAAGCCGCACAGGTGAACTTGCTGACAACGTAACAAATAACAACGCTTTACTGCGCCGTTTGAAAGAACGTGGCAACGTAAAGACGTTTTCTGGCGGTAACGTGATTTTGCAAGAGATCATGTATAACGACAGCGCAACAGACAACACTAACTCATATTCGGGTTATGAAGTCTTGAACGTCAGTCAAAACAGCCCAATTTCTGCTGCCCAGTTCAGCATCACCCAGTACGCATCGGCAGTTTCGATTAGCGGTCTGGAGATGATTCAAAACAGCGGCAAAGAAGCAATCATTGACTTGCTCGATGGTCGTATGAACGTGGCTGAAGCACAATTGGCTAACCGTATTTCGGGTGACATTTACCTAGACGGTACTGGTAACTCAGGCAAGAACATCACAGGCCTCGGCGCTGCTGTTCCTGATGCACCAAGCACCGGTACTTACGGCGGCATCAATCGTGCAACTTTCACGTTTTGGCAATCTGTTGCTTACTCAGGCGTAACTAACGGCGGCTCTGCTGTTTCACCATCAAACATCCAAGCATATATGGATGCTTTGGCTGTTCAGCTGATTCGTGGAACAGACAAACCTGATCTGATCGTTTGCGACAACAACTATTACAAATTGTATTTGCAATCGTTGCAGTCAATCCAACGCATCACAGACGGCGGCAATTCGTCAGCTGGCGCAGGCTTTGCATCGTTGAAATACTACGGCGCTGGTATGGCATCAGATGTGGTTCTTGACGGTGGTATCGGTAACGATGCAACTGCAAACCATATGTGGTTCTTGAACACTAAGTACATCATGTTCCGTCCACACGCTGATCGTAATTTCGTGCCAATCGGCGGCGAGCGTCAAGCAGTCAACCAAGACGCAATCGTTAAGCTCATCGGATTTGCCGGCAACCTCACTTCTTCAGGCCCGCAATTCTGCGGCGTTCTGATCGCTTAAAGGAAACCATCATGGCATATACATTCGACGAACCCCGTGCAGGACTCCTGCAAATCAACCAAACGGACTCTGGTACTACTACAGCAGGCGGCACAACTATCCCAACGCCCCCAGCAGTTTTAGGCAGCATTGTTCGTGCATTTGATCCAGTTTACGGCGAGGGTGAGTTCATCCTGCTGTTAGGCGTGGCATCAACTGTTGTTGGTTCTGTTGTGCGTTACAACGCTACAACTTACCAAACAACTTTGGTTGTCAACACCGCCGTTCAAGACGTGCCTGTTGCAGTCGCTATGTCGGCTTGCACAGCGGGTCTTTATGGTTGGTATCAAATTGCTGGTAATGCAGTCATCAAGAAAACTGCTGTGACCGTTGCACCTAACGTCACTCTGTTCTTGTCGGCTACAGCCGGTCGTGTAAAAGTCTTGGCATCTGCCGGTCTGCAAGTTGTTGCTGCTCGTTCAGCCAACCTGACTACCGTCACATCTACGACTTCAACCATTACCGTTACTATCAACCGTCCACATCTCCAGTCACAGATCACCTAAATGATTGAAGCTGTACTTGACGTGGTAGGGAACACAGAGCCTGACGTTTTGTTGGGCAATGTGCAGCGATCTGTAAAAAGGTCGCTGCCTTGGTTTGATTTTGACGAGTCATCCCAAGGCAGCGTATGCCTTGTTGGTGGTGGGCCAAGTCTGGTTGACACGATTGACCAGTTGCGGTTACGCCACCAAAACGGCGCTAAAGTTTGGGCGATGAATGGCTCTTACGATTACATGATTGGGCAAGGCATCATTCCTGATGTAATGGTGATGCTTGACGCTCGACCAGAGAACGTGAGATTTGTTCAGAATCCACAGCAATCGACTACGTTTTACATTACTAGCCAATGCGACGATACAGTATTTGATGCGTTGGAAGGTTACAAAGTGGTGCTAGTTCACGCCAATACGCCTGGCGTTTATGAGTTGCTTGAGCATGAAAAGGCTCGACCAGTTCATTTGATGGGCGGGTTTACAACTGTTGGCATCTTGTCGTTGATATTGGCTAGGTTGCAAGGTTTTAAGCGCATTTTTATGTTTGGCATGGATTCAAGCTATCGAAATGGCGAACACCATGCTTACAAGCAAGAAAGTAATGACGCTGAACGTGTAATTGACGCTATGATTAACGATGTGACGTACAAATGTGCGCCATGGATGGCACAACAGGTAACAGATTTTCAGAATGTCGTAGCAGGCTTTGACGATGTTACGATTGAAGTATGTGGCGATGGACTTTTGCACGAAATGGCAAAAGCGATGAGTAACTAAACTTTAAGGATTATCATGGCATTTCCATCAAGAATTATGGGCGCAGGCAATTCATCGTTAACGGCTCAAGTAATTTGTGGCGAAGGCGCTGTCGGCCTAGTCGCTACTGGCACAACCGCAGCAGATGCTTTGCAGCTTAATGTGTCAAATAACACAATTACAACTTCAGCAGCATCGACTGGCGTTAAGTTGCCACCTTGCGAAACTGGCGCTGAAATGATTATTCGTAATGATTCGGGTCAGACAATTACAGTTTATCCTTACAATACAAGCACTACAATGAACGCAGCTGCCGCAAGTGTTTCGCTTGCAACGGCTAAAACAATGTTGGTAAAAGCAACTTCCGCAACTACATGGGTAACAATCACAGGGGCTTAAATTGGCTTTAGACAGCGATATTCACAGCGCAGACAACCATTTGCACGTTGAATTTTACGTTTACGACAAAGAACCGTATAAAGAAAAGCCGTTTGTTAGAATCATAGTGCCAGGGGACAAAACGAACATTGTTGATCAACCCGTTCGGGAAGATCACAAAAGACGTTTCCCTCGTCAATGGTTGCACTTTCAGATGCAAAACAATAACGCAGAAGTTATTGGTGTGCCGCTGAAACAATGGGTACAAGACGATCCTGAAAACTTTAACGATATGCAGATGGCAGAATTGCAAATCTTTAAGTTTCAGACCGTTGAGCAAGTTGCTACCGCTACCGATAACCAATTGCAGCGTATTGGCATGGGTGCGATGGGCTTGCGAGAGTTGGCAAGGCGTTATTTGCAAGTTAAAAACCAATCTTCAAGCCAGACTGAGATTGAAAACACCAAGCAGGAACTTGCTCAAGTCAAAGAGCAAATGGCGGCTTTGATGGCTCAGTTGTCGGAAAAGAAGGTTGGGAGGCCAAAAAAAGAGGAATAAATGTCATCAACGATGCTACAGCTAGTCACCCAAGTTACCAATGAATTGGGTGTATCAACGCCAACTACTGTGGCATCGAATACAAACCAAGATGTAATTCAAATCTTGGCGCTGATGAACGCAGCCGGTTATGAGTTTTTGCGAAAGCATGACTGGCGGCAATTAACGAAACGGTACACGTTTACGAGTGAATACACTCAAACAACGGGCAATGTAACCGCAAATACTTACACCATCACCGGCATCCCATCGACTGCTGGGCTTGATTCAACGTATCAGGTCGTTGGCAATGGGATTTCAAACGCTTGTTACATTGAAACAGTTGACTCTGCTACGCAAGTAACGGTTAATTTGCCCTCCACAGGCACGTACACAGGCGCTACGATTACCTTTGAAAAGGTAAAGTACGATTTACCTACGGATTACGAATCAGCTGTGCCACGCACTATGTGGGATCTCAGCAAGCATTGGGAAATGTTAGGGCCAGAGAGTCCACAACAATGGGAATGGCTCTTATCAGGGTTTATTTCAACCGGCCCACGGATTCGGTGGCGATTGTTTGGTAAATACTTTCAAATTTGGCCTGGCGTTTCCACTAACGAATTACTTGGTTACGAATATCGTTCAAAAGGTTGGGCAGAATCTGATACCGGCGTTGTCAAAAATTCATTTACTGCCGACACAGACACCTGTATTTACCCAGATCGACTAATGGTTTTGGCTACTAAGCTCAAATATTTTGAAGCTAAAGGCTTTGATACAACCGCAATGTACCGCAACTATATTGAGGAATTTGAGATTGTTCGGGCGCAAGATATGTCAGCGGCTAACTTGTCGTTTGCACCACGCCCAGGCACAGTCTTGATCGGTTACGACAACATTCCTGATACTGGCTACGGAACAAACTAATGGTTGCGCCTAATCGACTTGTACAAGGTACAGCGGCTCGGGTTCAATCGTTGCCAGCGCCTATCGGTGGTTGGAACGTGCGGGATTCCATTGCAAACATGGATACGCTCGATGCCGTTCAACTAACCAACTTGTTCCCCACCGTTAATAATGTGGTGCTGCGTGGTGGATATAGTAAATATTCCACCGGCATCACAGGTCAAGTTCAGACTTTGATGGGTTACTCAAGCGGTGCAACTGACAAATTATTTGCAATTGCAGGAACGTCTATTTACGACTGTACTGCCGGCGGTGCTGTTGGCGCAGCGGTTAGGACGGGATTGACCAACGCAAAATGGGAATACACCAACGTCACAACGCCTGCTGGTGGTTATCTGTATGCAGTCAATGGTGTGGATGCGCCGTTACTGTATGACGGGTCAGTATGGACAAATCCAACTATTACTGGCGTAACCGCAAGCACTTTAAGCAATGTCACAATTTTTAAAAACCAAGTTTGGTTTACACAAAATAATTCGTTAAAGGCTTGGTATTTGCCAACCTTGAGCATTGCCGGCGCAGCTGCCGCAATTGACATGAGTTCGGTTGCCCAACTTGGTGGATTCTTGGTTGCTGTGGGAACATGGACGATTGATGCAGGCTACGGCGTAGACGATAACCTAGTGTTTATAACGTCCAATGGCGAGGTTATTGTTTGGGCGGGTACTGATCCCTCAGATTCTACTAAATGGTCGTTAATTGGCGTTTGGAGGGTTGGTAGACCCGTTGGCAAGCGATGCTTACTGAAGTACGGCGGCGATATGTTAATGCTGACTTACAACGGTTTGTATCCTCTTGCTGCAAGTTTGCAATCGTCTAGGCTTGACCCAAGAATTGCGTTGTCGGACAAAATTCAAGGCGCATTTACTGCCGCAACACAATCATATGGCGGTAACTTTGGTTGGGATATTATTTTTGACCCACAGCACAATGCTTTGACTGTCAACGTGCCGATTGCTGAAGGTCAACAACAGCAATATGTAATGAATAACATCACAAAATCGTGGTGTAACTTTACAGGCCAAGCCGCTAATTGTTGGGCAATATTTGACAATGAGCCGTATTGGGGTGGCAATGGCTTTGTTGCCCATGCATGGGATGACAATTACGCTGATGACACAAGCGATATAAACGGTTATGCGTTGCAAGCGTTTAATTATTTTGATGCCCGTGGGGTTAAAAAGTATTTTACTAGAGCCAGACCGTCAATCTTTACAAACGGCACACCGTCAATTTTCATTGGTTTAAACATGGACTTTGACTTAGCAGACACAACTGCGGCGCTAAGTTTTAGCCCACAAGTATCTGCTAAATGGGACGTTGCATTGTGGGATGTAGGTTATTGGGCTACAGATACAGTCATCACAAACAATTGGCAAGGCGTAACTGGGATTGGTTATTGCGCTGCAACACAGTTTAAATCTGCCTCTCAAGGAACGACAATTCTATGGGCATCAACGGACATTGTTTATCAGCAAGGTTGGGCTGGCATATAGTCCAAGGCGCTGAAATAGGTCATTGGGTAGCAGAGCGAGTACAAGGTAAATATTTTGCAGACGGGTCGCAGGCAATAGGGTTAGAGCGTGACGGTCAGATTATTGCAGGCGTGATTTACGAAAATTGGAATCAAGCATCAATTGTGTGTCATATAGCAATTGAAGGACGTATTACAAAAGGGTATTTAAAAGCGATATTTGACTATCCTTTTGAGTTTTGTAAGGTAAAAAAGATTATTGTGCCGGTGAGCAGTACCCATGCAAAAAGCCTAAAATTAGTTACTAAGATGGGTTTTGTTGAAGAAGCAAGGGTAAGAGATGCTGTACCGGATGGCGATATTATATTTTTGACATTGGCAAAAGAAAATTGCCGATTTCTAGGGGTAGAAAATGGGTAAGTCAGCATCAGCACCACCAACACCAGATTATGTTGGCGCAGCCAAACAACAGGGTATTGATAACCTTGCGTCGGCTAAACAATCGAACATTATGTCTAACCCAAATATGTATACGCCATTTGGGAATCAAACTGTTTCTTACTCAAGCCCAACATTTGACCAAGCCTCGTATGATGCGGCGTTGGCAAAATACAACGCCGGCAACGTAGATCGTAATACATTTATGAGGCAAGGCAACCCAGAAGGCGATACGACAACTGGCGGGACATATTTTGACCAAGCAGGGTTTGATGCTGCACAAGCAAAACGAGGTGCTGCGCCAACCCGTGAAGGGTTTATGACTGGTGGTGGTCAACCAACTGTTACCCAAACGCTGACCCCACAAGCGCAGCAAACTTTAGAATCACAGCAACGTGTACAAACTGCTTTGGCAAACCTTGGTGAAAGAGGCATTGCAAATGCTTACGACACATTATCAAAGCCATTTGTCCCCACATCAACTGAAATTAAAAAAGATTTTGGCGGTTATGGTGCTGTGCCTTTAGCTGAAAACTTTGCAGCTAAAACTGAAGTCCCGTTGCAGTATTCTCTTGATACAAGCAATCTTGCAGCGATGCCAATCAATGCGGGAACAAACGCACAAAATTTAATTTTGCAGCGTTTAAATCCAACAATTGAGGCTGGTGACACATCATTTAAGCAAGCATTAGCAAACCAAGGTTTAGCGCCTGGCACAGCAGCTTACGATGCAGCCTACCGTAATCGTGCCAATCAAATTAACGATTTGTACAATCAAGCAGCACTTCAAGGTATTAACTTGGATATGGCGGCTCGGCAGCAAGGATTAAATGAGCAACAAACATTAGGCACTTTTGCTAATCAAGCTCAATTAGCAGGCGCAGGCCTGTACAACACAGCAATGGGTCAAAATTACGGTCAAGGTATGCAGACTCAAGGCACACAGTACAGCCAAGGTCTTAACAAGGCTCAATTTCAAAACACAGCACAGCAACAGCAGCTGGCGCAGGACTTGGCATTACGGGCGCAACCAATTAACGAAGTTATTGGGCTTATGGGTGGATCGCAGATTCAGTTGCCACAGTTCCAAGGGTATCAGGGTACAAGCGTTGCACCAGCGCCAACCTTTGCGGGTACGCAGGCTCAAGGGCAGGCTGATATGTCACGTTACGGTATCCAGCAAGCGGGTAATAACGCAACGACTCAAGGATTGTTCAGCGCATTGGGTACGGCAGCAATGTTTGCACCTAAATTCTCTGATCGGCGCTTAAAATCAAATATCGTTCAAGTTGGCACTCACCCACTTGGAATCGGTATTTATGAGTACGACATTTTTGGCAATCGTGAGCTTGGCGTAATGGCAGATGAAGTTGCTACAGTAATGCCAGATGCAATTGTGCCGCATGAAAGCGGTTATATGATGGTTAATTACGGGAAACTATAATGCTAAACCAATACGTCAACATGACACCGCAACAGAAAATGGCGCAGATGCTGCAACAGCAAGCCCAACCGACTCAGTTGCAAGGTGATATGCAACAGCAAATGCCACAGGCTCAAAACCCGTTTGGCGGCGTTCAAGACGCAATGAAAATGTATCAACAAGCAAGCCAACGAAATCAAATGCAAGATATGCAAGATTACATGGCTCGGATGAAACTTGGTCAAGCTCAGACCGGCGGTATGTTTGATCGTGGCAACGCTGTTGGGCCAGACGTAACTGCAAACAATTACACGGGGTAAATCATGGCAACTCTTTTCCCTAATGTACCAACTGCTCAAACGTATAGAGCGCCAGGGCCGTACGATGAGGATTACCGTTCAATTGCTCGACGTGAGCAAATGGCGCAAATTTTGCAACAACAAGCGTTGCAACCAATTGAAGTTGGTGGATACCAAGGTATTCAAGCGCCTATTTCTCCGTTATCTGGTATCGCTAAAATTTTGCAAGGTTATTTTGCAGGGCAGCAAATGGATAGCGCAGATCAAGCTCGGCAAGACTTGGCGCTTAAAGCTGGCAATCAAGAACTTGCATTAAGCAATTTGCCGCCAATGGCAGGGCCACAAAAGTTAGCTAAAGTATTAGAGCAACAGCCAATTGCAAATACTAATTATGGTGAAGGGCCACCACCAGCGCCACAGCCGGCAGAACCTGTTGCTCAAGCTATGCCAATTAGTATGCCTGGCATGGCTCAAGCGCCACAAGCTGCACAAACAACGCCACAAACAATGCCAATGTTGCACAGCGACCCACGGGTTAATGCAATGCTAGTGCGAAATATGGGTCAACAAGAATATTTAAAAGCGTTGGTTAAGCAGCTTGAACCAACGTCTGATATGAAAAACATTGAAGCAATTTATGGGAAAGGCAGTCCAGAATACCAAAGGGCAATGGCTAATGTTGTATTTAAAGGCGGCTATGTTGCGCCAACAACAGTTGCGGAAGGTGGTGCATTAATCCCTGCGGGTTCATCAATGCCATCATACATTGCACCAAAAGGTGGCGTACAAATGGCAATTACACCTACTGGCGCAGTCGCTAGTCCGGTTGAGGGTTACGGCCCAACAGTTGCAGGTATTAATCAAATGGAAGAATTTGGTAAAGGTACTGGTAGAGCGCAAACAACACCAGCCGAAGCCATCGATGTCAACACAGGTCGAACAATTGCAACAACTCAAGCGGCAAACATGGGATTGCCTGCAATGGGTATGCCAACAGGTCAAACCCCAAAAACAACGCCAGTAGTAACTAAAGAAAGCCCTGTTATGCAAGCTGCTGACATTGGTTTAAATGAAGATTGGCGTAAAAACGTAGCAGCACCAGTTTTCTTGCAAGGTCAAACAGCACAAAAAACGCTTGATAGCGTGGCTGTATTGCGAAACACCGATCTGCAAACTGGGTTTGGTGCAGAAACCAAAGCTAATATTGCCAATATGCTTGCCGCTGCTGGTGTAAAAGACGCTGAAAAGTTTGCAACAAATGCTCAAATCTTTCAAAAAGAAGGATCAAAAGCGTTGCTTGATCGTTTGGCATCACAGAAAGGGCCGCAAACAGAACGTGACGCTCTCACAGGTCGTGAAACGTTTGTTACGCTTTCAGATACACCACAAGCTAAAGACTTTACGCTTGATCTTGCACAAGCTATGGCATTACAAGATCAACGCAAATCAGGGTATTTCCAAAAAGCGTCAAATATGCCTGAAGTCCACAAAGGCAAACTTGGATCAATCAGCACCGAATGGTCAAAAATTGAAGGTTCAATATTTGATATGCCGATTGGTAGATCAGCTGATGGCAAACCTATTACGATGCGTCAAAAGTACGGGATTAAATAATGGCTAACCCAGAAGATTTTGCCTCGCAATATGCACCTTTGGCAACAAGGGTTGGCGATCAATTGGGCGTTAGTCCTGATCTTCTGTTAAGTCAATGGGGATTGGAAACAGGCTGGGGTAAATCAGTAATCCCTGGCACAAACAATCTTGGCAACATTATGGATTTCTCTGGTGGCGGTGTAGCTGCTGTTGATAACTACACAGGCCGCACCGACAAATATCGAGCGTTTGAAACCCCAGAGGCGTTCGGTGAGCATTTTGTTGATTTAATTAGACGCAGATACCCAAGCGTTGTTGGTTCAGGAAGTGATCCAGTTAAGTTCGCAACGGCCTTAAAACAAGGTGGTTATGCAGAACATCCTGAATACGTTAATTCTCTTATTGATACGGCGCAAAGTTTTAGAAACCGTCCAAAAGCTATGGGGTTTTTAGCCGGCGCTACAAATTCAGATGCGAACCCACCTACTATGAGCAATAATCCTTTTGCGTCATTAAACGAAGAATTTAGACTTGGTGTGCCTGAACCTACGCAACAAGCAAATCCGTTTGATACTTTAAACACAGAATTTGCTTTACCAAAATCTGAGCCGTATGTTGCACCGCCAGCTTTAACACCACAAACATCGTCGGTAATGGGCAATATACAAGCCATTCCAAGAATGTTGGGGTTGACAGGTCGAGCAGCAATTGAAGGCGTTGGTTCTGCGTTGTCAGCGCCAACAGAACCTTGGCGTATGGCAATAGAAGCGGCAAGCACCGCAGCGGGTGGGCCAAGGGTTGCGTCTGCTGAAACAATGGCGGGGAAACTTGCTAACTTATTGCAATTGCCAAAGCCTGTTGAAAAGTCTGTAATGGATCGTACAGGTCAAGCAGAAAGATTTGGTTTTGACGTTGCAAAAACAGGATTTAGCGCCATCCCAATGATGGGCGGGGCTAAATTGTTAGCACCATATACGGGTGGCAATGCACAAACAATTTTGCAACAACTGGCTGCAAACCCAGCAATGCAAGGGATTTCCGCAGCAGGCGCTGGCGCTGGCGGTAGTGTTGCAAGGGAATATGGCTCACCACCTGAAGTGGAATTGCTTGCAAGTATTCTTGGTGGTGTTGCCGCACCAATTGCTGCTGCGCCCATTCAAAGCGGCATAAGATCAGCAGTTACCGCAGCGGGAAGTAAAGTTGCACCAACACGTTTTGGTGTGCAACCAGAACAAATTGATGAATTAATTACCTCGTCACTTGGTCGGTCAGGTTTTGATTTTTCAAAAGTTCCAGATCAAATAAAAACAGCATTACGCAATGACGTTGGCAATGCTTTGCGTACTGGTGGTAAATTTGATGAAGATGCAATGCGTAGATTGTTTGATATTCGGATGATTGAAGGCGCTACGCCAACAAAAGGCATGATTACGCTTGATCCTCGCCAAGTTACGCTTGAACAAAATCTTGCAAAAACAGGCATTAATTCAACAAATACAGATTTGCAACAATTAGCGCAAATTCAAAACACCAACAATCAAGCTCTTATTAACGCATTAAATCAACGTGGCGCAGGCAAAACAGATTTATTTGCAGCAGGCCAAGCAAATATTGGCAATATTTCTGCGGCTGACGCTGCAAGACAAGCGGCTACAAGTAGTTTGTACAAACAAGCAGAAGGAATGCCAGGCGGTCAACTACCATTAAACCGCAACGAATTAGTTCAAAATATTGATGCGGCGTTAGTTAAAGCAAATAAAAACGCATTTTTGCCTGCTGAAGTACGAACAATGATTAATAGCATTTCTAAGGGCGAAACAACAATTGAAGGCGTAAAGTATCCAGTCCCATTTGATGTAAACGCTTTAGACAATTTAATGACTACAATTGCAACGGCGCAACGATCTACAAACGATGGCAACATCAAGGCAGCGTTGAAAGTTGTTAGAGATGCCATTGACCAAACAGAAATTAAACCAATTAAAACTGAATTTGGCGGCGGTCAAGTTGTTACTGAGGCTGGTGCTGCGTATTTGACAGGAAAAGATGCTCAACCCAAAGAATTGTTAGATGCTTTAAATAAAGCACGGGCATCACATCGTGAACGCATGACATGGCAAGAATCATCAGCGCCAATTGAGGCCGCAGTAAGCGGTATGCAACCTGATAATTTTGTTAAACGATTTGTTTTAAGCGGTACTTTAGATGATGCCGCTGCTATTGCTAAATCAGGCGATCCTGTTGCTACTAAAAACGCTATTTTAACCCATTTAAAATCTAAGGCTTTAGGTGGTCAATCGGATGAAATTGGTTCTTTTGGCGCTAAAAGTTTTAATTCTGCGTTAGATAACATTGGCGATAGAAAATTAGCTTTGTTCTTTACCCCTGAAGAAATTGGCGAATTAAAGCGTTTGGGTCGTGTAGCAAGTTACATGACAACGCAGCCTAAAGGCTCTGCTGTCAATAATAGCAACAGCGGTGCTTTAGTGTTGGGCGCAGGAATAGATGCGTTAGGTGCTTTAGGTGGTTTGCCATTTGTTGGAACGGCTGTAGGGGCAACAGCTGCCGTACCTCTTATAAAAGCAGGCGCTAAAAAAGTTTTTGGCAGTCAAATAAGTCAAATGGATCAAAAAGAAGCGTTAAATATGGCAAACGCTCTTGCAACTAGAGTGCCTGGCATGGAATTGGGTGAAAAAGTTACAACTGGTTTGCGTTATGGCAGTTTGTTGCAAAACCCTGATTTAATGCAACAATTAGGGCAACGATTCAAACAATTAACTGAGTAAGAGGCAATTAATGAGTTATAACGGCAGCGGCACATTTGTCATCAACTCAACTGGTCAGCCAGTTGTTACCGGCACAGTTATTAGTTCGACAGCGTTCAATGCGTTGACTGCTGACTTGGCTACCGGCCTATCAACTGCTATGACCAAAGATGGTCAAACGACACCGACAGCTAATCTTCCAATGGGAACTTTTAAGTTCACAGGAATGGGCGCAGGATCGGCAGCAACGGACTCTGCAAATATTGCACAAGTACAAAACTCGTTTGGCTCGTTCTTAACAGTATCAGGAACGGACACAATTACAGCAACTGTTAGCCCAGCATTGACTGCTTACGCAACAGGTCAGATGTTTGCATTTCTTGCATCCAACACAAACACAGGTGCGGTCACAATTAACATTAGTTCGTTAGGTGCAAAAGCTATTACAAAAAATGGCACAACGGCGTTAGTTGCAAGTGATTTAACTGCAAATTATTTGTACGTCATTGTTTACGACGGTACGCAATTTCAAGTGGTTGGAGTATCTGCTACAACATTTGCAAATCTGACAATTACTGGTGTTTTAACGTTGTCAGGCGCTGGCGTTCAAATGACTAGTTCAGGTACTGGCGCATGGAAAATGCCTGTTGGAACAACTGGACAACGACCAACTGGCGCACAAGGTTTGATTCGTTTAAATTCGACAACCGGAAACCCTGAGTGGTATGACGCATCAAGTTCAGCATGGTTAACTTTTAGTCAAAACTCTGGTTATACGATTAGTTACCTTGTTGTTGCGGGTGGCGCAGGTGGTGGTGCAGCAGCTGCGGCAAGTGCTGGCGGCGGTGGTGGTGGTGCGGGTGGTTTGTTATCCTCTACGGCATCGTTGACTTCAGGTACTGCATACACAATCACAATTGGTGCGGGTGGTGCAGGCGGCTTATCTTCAGGCGTTGCGGCAGGCTCAAACGGTAGCACTTCAAGTATTGCCACAATTGCAACGGCAAGTGGTGGTGGTGGCGGCTCTACTTCAAGTGTTAGCGCCAACTCAACTTCTGCGGCAGCATCTGGCGGTTCGGGTGGCGGTGGAAGTAACTATTACCCAACGCCTGGCAGCGGGGTTTCAGGTCAAGGTTTTGCAGGCGGTACAGGCTCGACAGCCGGCAGTAACTTTGGCGGCGGTGGTGGTGGCGGTGCATCTGCTGTTGGTGTAAATGGATCTGGTAGCGCAGGCGGTGCGGGTGGCGCAGGATCAGCTAATGCGATTAGCGGCGCATCAGTAACGTATGCAGGCGGTGGCGGTGCAGGCACTTATAACGGTGGTACAACAGGATCAGGCGGCGCAGGCGGCGGTGGTGCTGGTGGTACATCTACTGGTGGAACAGGCGTTGCAGGCACAGCCAATCTTGGTGGTGGCGGCGGCGGTGCATCTAGCTCGGTTGGCAACAGCTACGACGGTGGCGCAGGCGGTGCTGGTGTAGTAATTATCAGTTACTTGGGCAGTCAGCGTGGAACGGGCGGTACTGTGACTTCTTCCGGTGGCTACACTATCCATACTTTTACAAGTTCATCAACCTACAACGCTTGATAGGATAAACATGAGTTATTTTGCAAGAGTACCAACAATTACAAACGGCAAAGGTCTTGTTGACGATGTGATTAGTGCCGATCAAGCATTTATTGATTCAGGCGCAGTTGGCTATCCAAGTTATTGGTGGCAAACCTCGTACAACACGCATGGCAATGTTCATTATGGTCAAGACGGACAACCAGATGGCGGCGTAGCTTTGCGTGCAAATTATGCAGGAATTGGGTACACGCTTGATACAACGGTTATTCAAGATGGCGTGATTGGCGTGTTTTATGGCCCACAACCCTATCCGTCATGGATTTTAAGTACACAAACGTATTTGTGGGAAGCGCCTGTGCCTTATCCTACGGACGGTCAAGATTACATTTGGGATGAATCTACTCTTTCATGGGTGCTTGCGCCAACACGAGGGGCGTAGCAATGGATTGGCAAAATCTTATCAACATAGCTGCTGGCGCTGGTTTAGGCGTTGTAGGTTGGTTTGCTCGCCAATTATGGGATTCCGTTAAAGAATTGAAATCCGACATTGCTGCTCTCAAACTTCATGTAAGCGATGCTTACGTTAAAAAGTCAGAAATGGACACGCTCAAATCAGAAATGGACAAGCGTTTTGATCGTGTTGAAATGTTGCTAGATCGACTCTTTGACAAACTTGAATCAAAGGTAGACAAATAATGTTTCCACTAATGGATATTCTTGGCGTAGGCATGAAGGTGCTAGACAAGTTTTTCCCTGATCCGGAACAAAAAGCAAAGGCTCAATTAGAGTTAATGCAGATGCAGCAAAATGGCGAACTAGCCAAAATGCAAGCCGATATGCAAGAGCAAGGCGAGCTTACCAAGCGTCAAGAAAACGACATGAGGTCTGACTCTTGGTTAAGCAAAAACATTCGCCCTATGACCCTTATAGCCATTCTGTGTGGCTATTTTGTGTTTGCCATGCTGTCAGCGTTCGATATTGAAACCAACAGCAAGTACGTTGAGTTGCTTGGTCAATGGGGAATGTTGATTATGAGTTTTTACTTTGGTGGTCGCACCTTGGAAAAGATCATTGACATGAAAAGCAAAACACCAGATAAGAGCGACAAATGACAGTTGCTGACCGCATCACCATAATCTGTTGCGTGTCGTTGTCCATCGTGCTGCTGTCAACGGTGGTTGTGGTCTTGATTGGATTGTTCGACCCGTTGGTTGATAACGCTGAAATTTTTAAACTGATTAACCCAGCCTTTAATATGATTGTTGGGGCATTTGTTGGCACGATAGCCGGTATAAAAATAGGGAAAGACGATGCAAAGTAATTGGGACAATTCTTTTAAATTGATGCTGAAGTCGGAAGGCGGGTTTGTAAACCATCCAAGTGATCCAGGCGGCATGACTAACTTAGGCGTAACCAAAGCAACTTGGGAGAACTGGGTAGGCCGTGAGTCAGACGAGGCTGAAATGCGTGGGCTTACACCGGAAAAGGTTGAGCCTTTATACAAAAAAAAGTATTTCGACGCTGTGCGTGGTGACGAACTGCCAATGGGTCTTGATTATTTAATGTTTGATTTTGCCGTCAACGCTGGCGCAGGCAGAGCGATCAAGACATTGCAAACCGCCGTTGGGGTAACGCCAGATGGTGGGTTCGGCCCGATGACAATGGCAGCTGTGCAGGCTGTTGACCCTGTTGAGCTAATTGAGCGATTTAGCCAAGCCAAAGAGGACTTCTATCGGTCTTTAAACACTTTTGCAACGTTTGGCAAAGGTTGGCTAAATCGAGTGGCTGACGTTAAGGTAAAGGCTTCTGCGATGTTGGCTTAAATTGCCTATCGCAGTACACGCAAAGCCCATCACGCAACGTTGTACAAACCTGACCGCAACCGTCGCAAACAAACTCTTTTGGAAACTTGGTGCAGCGTGACCAACGATACCAAACGAGTGTGCCAACCGTTGCGGCAGCGGCAGCATAAAACACAAACATCCAGTCCCATAGCGTCATCACCAGCCTCCCACACCCATGAGTACCACTTGTTCACGTTCGGCTCGCTCAGCGGCTATACGCATGGCTGGCGATAGCTTGTATGCCGGCCTGTCAAACTTGTCGATCTTCTTTTCAACGTGCGTTAAGAATTTCTCTAAAAGAGCACGTTCACCAGTTGGGGCAATACCGCCTAATTCGTGCGAACACATGGACAACGTAGCGGGTCGAGAGTCTGGCAACAAACCCTTGTGGCGCAGTTTGTCAGCAGCAGCTAGGTATAAATTAGACAAAGTCATTGTTGTCCCCAAGTAATTGTGTGGCACGATCAAGACCAACTTCTGTTTGAATCATTCGACGCAACCTGACAATTGTTTCAGCGTTTAGCAACATTCCCTCCATTAATGCTTTGTTAGATTCTTGCAACT